GTGAAGAGTGCATGTCTTAGGAACGATGAGCAGCTGACCGGTCGTGGCCATTTCTGCTTTTTCAGTATCGCCCTTACGAACCGGATTCATGAAAGTATCCTTATTCGGTTGATCAGCCAACGCCTTTAACAAATCACCGGGTTCATTGACTGTATCAAGGTTACCCAATACAATTTTTAATCTTTCGACCGAACTTTTGCGAGCTTTCTTTTGTTCGGCAGTGATACCGTTTTCTTGATAACCGAGTTCAGGCAGGTCGATGCCGTGATTTGTTCTGGCGCATTGACCATCTTTCTTCGTGATTTCCTTCAACTTAAAAAAGTATTCACGCGGATTTTCCTTCGTAGACTTTGATTTCTTAACAGTAAATCCACCTTCAATCAGGAAGCATTCTGTTTGACTAAAGACAAATGTCGCTCCGGCAAGTTCGTTATCAGTAAGGTGTTTGATCGCCTTCTGAATGTCCTTAAACTTCAAAGCCTCACGAATCGAACGACCATCTGGAGAGAAGTAACCTTCACGGTCACGGAATGAACCTTTGACCATCTTGGCTCCTTCTTTCTCATCTGACTTCACCGAGAAAGCTGCAGATAAAATGCCGATACCATGTTCGTTGATGCCTTCTGTCCAACGACTAAGCTTGTCATCGATGTAAAGACGCTGAGTCTCATAACGGTTAGATTGTGTAATACCGATCGTGGTAGGATAGTTTCTATCACGATTCTTAGCTCCTACCCACCCGTATTTTTCTAAATAAACAACTGCGACCGTACACATATGTAAAGCTATTTATATCCGGCAGTTTTTTATCTGCTGCTCTTGACTTTGCCGATCTGATACTTCGGAAGCAATGTCCAATCTTTCTTGTCCTTATGAGAAATGATCTTGATTGCTTTCAATGAGCAAGTCGGTTCGGCCTTCGAGAAGTTTACGATTTGCAATAGTCCCCAATCGGATAGCAAGATAGAGATGGTATTCCTACGAGCCAGATCGTCTACGGTGAATGTAGAAGGTTTTCCGTCTAGCAAGAACAATTCCTTGAAGTGCACCACGAAGTAACGACCTGCCTTGTGCAAAATATGGCAACTCTGATAAAGGACATTCGCGTCCTTCTTAGAGGAGATACCAATACGCGAGAGGGTTTCTTTGACTTTGAGAAAGTCATCGGGTTCATTCAAGGTAATCTCAAGCATCATTGCCGGATTCCAATCAATCGTTTCATTTTCTGTATTCATACTATGTACCCTTATTTATTGATTCCACCTTTATCCCGAATGCTCTTGATCTTTGCGATGCCATCTTTACCAAGAAGCGGCAAGACTTCTCGGGCATGAGCAGATGAGTAACCATAATGTTCCATCACCATCTTGACCTCGGCATTGTCATCCTCCTTCTTGAACCACTTGCTGAAGCGCTTGCGCGGACGAACCAGAGCGCGATAGAAGTCATACTGCATCTTGCTCGGCAGACGATGATGAAAGTTCATCTCATTGGCCAAGAGGACCGTATCGGTGAAATAAGAGAGACCTCGATTGATCATGAAGGCAACATACTGCTTGTCGATTGAAGAGGAGTTTAAGGCTCCACTCGAATCATCGGCGGTGCATCCTGTCATAAGGTTCGGCGCTTTAGGGCCATCATTGATGTTCGTCAAGAAATCAAAGAAGCTCAATGGTTTGGTGTCGCTCATCGTATTATTTCCATTCGACGTTGCCCATCAGCTCGGTCAGACAAGCAACAAGGTTGAGTTCCTTATCGGCAACAAATGCCGATTTGTAAGAATAATCTGCCAAGATCAGGACCGCGCCTGGGATAGAGCCAGGATTCGCGATGTCATAGAGCGAATCATAGATCTTACGAAACATAACCGTTCCATCCAGAGCAGTATTGTTCGAGACCCAGGAACGCATGCTCTTGAAGTCTTTGGTCTTGAGGTACGAAACAACCTGAGCGATGTTCTGATCACTCATGCCGACCAGCGCGACCGGATTGATCTGACCGCCCGAGCTGTGACGCTGACACTCATTGACAACACGTCTCCAATCAGGAGCATACTGGATAATGAGGTCAGCGATCACGCTCTCTTTATATTCTACACCTTCACTCTTTAGAATGAACTGAAGACGCTTCATGAAATCACCTGCCAGAGAAGCCAATTGCTTCTTTGTTGTATTGAACTCGATCACCGCACAACGACTATGAAGCGGCTCGATGATACGGTTCTTGAAGTTGCAGGTGAGGATGAAGCGGCAATTGTTACTGAATTCCTCGATGAAACCGCGAAGCGCGGGCTGAGTCGACTGAGCATTCATGTAATCAGCCTCGTCGAGGATGACTACGCGATAGCCGCCGGAGAGCGAGACACTCGAGGCAAACTGCTTGATCTTGTTACGTAAGACATCAATTCCAGATTCCTCGGAACCGTTGATGAGCATATAATCAAGGTCAAGCATATTGCATAATGCCCGAGCGACAGTGGTCTTGCCAAGACCGGCAGTGCCAGTCAAAAGCATATTGTGCATCTGACCGGTCTTGACGATCTCATTGAAGACTTTCTTCAATTCGGCCGGAAGGATGCAATCATCGATGGTTTGTGGGCGGTATTTTTCGCACCAGAGGAATTCAGTAGAGTTCATAATATAGTTGGTTGAAGGAGTATCTTACAGTATAGTGATCTGATTGTAAATGTTTTTTACGTCGGCCGTCTCACTTTCAAATTCGGCCATGGCTTGCTTATGGTACAGCTTCGAGACCTTGCGAAGCATCGGTTTTGGGATGTCAAAGGCGCTGGATGCCGCGGTCAGGATTTCGTTGACCTGTTCGCGAGCAACATCCATCTTTGACATTTGTTCCGAGATTTCTTTCATTACGCCGAGCATCGCTGCGCGTGCCTTATCATCTTTTAGTTCAGTGGTATCCATAATTTTAATCGTTTTCTGAGAATTTCTTTTGATCGTCAAGTTTGATTTGACGAACCGTTTTTGTTGTGTGTGTAGGGGTGGTAGGTTTTTCTTTTTCCTCGGCAACAGAACCTAGGATCAATAAACCTATGAAGGCGGCAAAGATCCAAAATAAGACAGAATACAAGAACGTCATGATAGGACTTCTGGCATGACGGGCGATTGCCCGGGTGCCACGATATCCTTTAGGTGGATTCATGTATTTTACCCAGAGGATTACTCTTCCGGGAAATACGAATGCCTCATACAAGAGCGAACTTCTCTTCGAACCGTCTAATCGATCTTTAGCCATATAAAAAATGAGTAATAAGGTCGGGTCAACGTTTTAATTTTGACCCGACCTTGTGCTTATTACCAATCAACCTTCTGAGTCAAGGGTCAATTCAAGTTCTCCTTGAACCTCGCCTTCGGGAGATTGTTCTTCTTCGGTAGGAGGGCTATTTGCCTTGATGAAGGTTTCAAGGCGAGTAGCCAAATCACCGACGATAGTGAATTCCTTAGATTCGAAACCACCACGACGTGCGACGGTCGCGATGATGTTTGACATAAGGATGAAATCACTCAAGGTGATCGGTTGTTCGCTGGTAACGGTTTCTTCTTGTTGTGTTTCTGTACTCATAGGGAATTGTGTAATGTTAGTAGGAGATTGCATGGATATTAGGCTTCGAAGGTAGAAGTCTTCTCGAGCGCGATGAAATATTCAACTGCGACGGATTGATTCTTCCAGTGACTGATGAGCTTCGAGGAGATTTCCACGACATAGTTGCCGGCAATAACCTTGAGGTTCGAGATGAGGAACTGAAGATCAAAGGATGCCTTCGATGCGTTGTTGTCATCGATCACGATGCTAAAGGAGTTAGCAGTAGGATTCTTCGGATCAAGCACAGCCAAGGAGATGACGCCGTCTTTGCCTGTGATGGAGACTACGCTATGTCCAAGGGCACCACCTGCCTTACGAATTTTGTTGAGACTATCAGCAGTGACTTCGACGGTCACATCCGCATTGGGCATATTGATCTTCTTCGAAGGAGTCGTCAGGATGCTTTCATCTGCGAAGCGATACTTAACCTTGGATTTGCCAGAGGAAAGGACCACGCTGTCCTCAGAGAAGTCAAGATCTGGTTCACCGACCAAGTCGATTGCCGAGAGAAAGCCAGTCAAATCATAGATTCCAAATTGCTGAGGAAAAGCCTCGGCGATGGTGGCGATAGCCATGATATTCTTTGCCTCGCTGATAGTCGAGAGGGGTTCACCGGGTTTCACAACCAGATTGGAATTGATGGTTGCAAAGTTCTTAAGGATGCTGAGTGTATCGGGCGATAGTGTTGTCATGATATGATTATTATATATTGTTTTTGTGAGATTGTAAACCTAATTCTTTAGTTTTTATTGGAGTCAAATTCGAAGTAGAACATCATGCAACAGATCGCATGAGCAGCATGATGAAGGCCAGTTTCTGGATCATGAGATTCGCCCTTCAAGAGAGCCCACATGTGTCGCATGGCAGCCGAGAAGTAGCGTATCTTGCCATCCTCGACGATACGCCAATTGTCTCTGGCGTACTTAGCAGTTCCAAATGTGAGAACCTTCACCACTTCCTCGAGCGCGAAGGGAGGAACCAGACTATAGTCAGGCTTCTCGTTATCAAATTTAAGTCCGATTGGTTTCTTCATAATAAAGGAAAGGAATGAGGCGAGAGCGAATCATCGCCTCATTCCAATTAATGCTTATCGGGCACTCTTCTTGCTCGAACGCTTTGCGACTGGCTTTTCGGCAGCCAACGAATAGACGGTACTAACGTTGCCGCTACGATCAGCGGTGCGAGCAGCCTCGATATCGGCGCCGATCGAACGCAGATGGTTGATCACGCGACGTGGATCACGGACACCGGCATTGCGGGCATCTTGGGCCGAGAACGTAACGCCGGAGAGGAGGAACGTCAGGAGCGCCTCGCGTTGGCTGGTGCGGTTGATCATGGAGGTCAGTTTTTGTGTCAGTTTCTTTGTCATATGTGTGTTGTTTGTGTGTTGGTGGACTCAAAGAGGCGTGAGTCCTTTCGCCATGAGAGCATTAGAATGGATACGGTTCGCTCGGTTCGCTCGGTTCGCTCGCGGTGAGAAGCGGAGCGACCTGCTTATCGGCATCGATCTTGGTATAGAGGTCTAAGAAAGCCGAGCGAGTATCGTCATCGAAGCGGGCGATGCACATCATGATGGACTTCATGCGATCCTTGAAGATCGAGTGAGCCTTGACGATATGGCACAGACGACGAGTAGAGATGAGTTCATCGACACCTTCGGCTTCGTAGGTCTTGCGAATAACACCGGACCAAGCGATCAGCTTGTCGCAGAATTCAGTGTCATCCACCTCCAGTGCCTCCATGTGCTTAGAGACGATGGTGTGCTCGACAGAGGAGGATGGATATGGTTGGTCGATGGTGGCAACGAAACGCTCAATGAATGCCTCGTCGATGATGTTGGCAGCGCTGTAGCGACCGTCTTCGCTGCCACGACCCTTGGTGTTGGCAGTCGCGATCACATTGAAGCCAGGAGCAGGCGATACGACCTGACCAATCTTCTTGATGAGGACTGGCTTGCCCTCGAGAATGCCTTGAAGGCACATAATCTTGTTGGATCCGCGATCCAACTCGTCGATCAAGAGGATGCAGCCTTTCTCCATGGCCTTGATGACTGGTCCTTTGTGGAAGACAGTCTCGCCATTGACCAGACGAAAGCCGCCGATCAAGTCATCCTCATCCGTCTCGGGCGAGATTTGAACCCGAATGTATTCACGCTTGGCCTTAGCGCAGGCTTGCTCAACCATCATGGTCTTGCCGTTGCCGCTCATGCCAGAGATGTAGAGTGGAAAGAACATGCGAGAATCAATGATCTTGCGCACGGACTTGTATTCGCCCCATTGGACGAAGGTGGAATCATTTGTTGGGATAAAAACGTCTTCGTTCATGAGGGATGCGATAGGCTGTTGAGGCGTCACCGTTTGAATAAGCTCGACCTTGGAGGCAGAGGAAGAGGCAGCAGTGCGAAGTGAATAGGCTCCACGACCAACCTTGTTGGAATCGTCAAGGAATTCTTTCTTGATCTGGTTGTAAGTCATGCCGTTTTGGCGGCCGATGTCATAGATCACCGAGGACTTGAATGAGGAAGTGTCGCCCGGAAGGGACATGAGGGCAGCGATAGTTGATTCAATATTTGTCATAATGTAGAGGAGAGGTTGCTTACGAGGTTATTCTACCAAATTTGGAGAGTTTGTACACACCTTTTTACATCAAAGGTGAATTATTTTTAGGCGCACAAATCGGCGACCATGTTGTCAAGTTCTTTGAAGTTTTTCTCCATGGAGGCACGAACAGAATCTGCTTTGTCTTGGGCGCCAAAACTTTCAAGCTCGCGAATCGTTTGTTGCTGGCGTTCGATGTAGACGCGAAGCTCGATGATTTTTTTATTCCAGAAGATTTGATTTTCGTTCATAATATAGAGGAGGCAGGTTGCTTACAAGGGAGATCTTACCAAAAATGGGGCCAATGTACACATCTTTTTACGTTGAAAGTGAAAAAGATTTAGACTTCCCCCGTTACCAACGGGTTGTGTATTTAGACTTCCCCCGTTACCAACCTCTTATGCAACCAGCTCGGCGAACTTGTTGAGGACGATGCGGCTCGTACGCTTGTCGGCGCTATATTTTGTGAATGCCTTGGCAAGCTTATTCTGGCCAGAGGTGCTCGTCATATCGACAGCTTCATCGATTTCAGGATCAAAGCTGTCATCATCGGCGACATCAAAATCACTGGCCGAGATGATGAAGTATTGGTCAAAGCAGAAACCGTTCTCAATGAGCAAGCACTTGTTCTTGCGAAGAAGTGGTGCCATAGCCGCGACCTTCTCAGCTGCAGGTGTCCATTCAAGGATTTGAGGAATTTTGCTGTGGCGAATCGAGTTGATGGCCGAGCTTTTGAGTTGGCTTCTCGAGGAGGTGATGAAGAAACCGAGGGTCGTGCAACCCGTCGTGATCTTGAGGTTTTCGATCAGGACCGCATAGTTGAAGGAAGGATTGCGATAAGACAGTTCGATCTGACGACCATTGAGTTTAACTCGAAGCAGCGCATGGCGATCCGATACGGTGTCCTTTACGAATGCCTCATTGGCGCGATCATCGCCCGTACGAGGGCCGCTGCCGTCTCCATCGGTCAAGAAGATGACATTCATCTTTTGAACCTGATGCTTCTTCTTGAAGCGATTGACTAGTTCATGAGCAATCATGATCGTCTCGTAAAGAGGTGTGCCGGCCATACGCTCATATGTGCTAGCGAATGGAAGGTAAGGCGAGCGAGCAAAGGTAGCATCGACTTCATGAAGGAACGACTGAGCTCTCAGTTCGCGGCAAGCAATCTCGTAATCTTTCTTGGACATGGTCGAGTTGACCAGTTCAAAAACACTGGCGTGACTAACACTCAATTGGCGGCTGCTGACATTGGGTTCACGAACGAATCGATCAGGATTGGTGAAGCCATAGACTTCGAATGGAATGCCAACTGCCTTGCAGAAGAAAACCAGATTGAGAGTATGAGTGATCACCTTGGAAATCTCCCAGCACATTGAGCTGGAATAGTCGATGAAGAAGATCATGCCGTGATTCTTGGCATCGGCCAGTTTGGTGACGCTCTTAAAGATCTGATCCTCAAACTTATAGGAGTGAAGGCGATTTACATCGATGGAACCGGTAGTGGAACGCTGGGCTCGGCTGTATTGGAATGCAGCCTTACGACGCTCAAATTCTTTTACCAACAGATTGACGTGCGACTTGGTAGACTTCTTAAAGTTCTTCCAATCCTCGGTGACGGTGAAGAGACTCATGTAGTGACTATAGTCGCGAGCATACAAACGTGATTCCATCACCTTCTTGACAGGAATCACCGAGTCCATCATTTGCTGCTTGGAAGGGGCAGCAACTGGAATGTAGTCGGTGATGTTCTCTTGAAGATTTGACAGTTCGCTCTCGAGGTCGCGTAGGGTTTCGGAGGTGAGCTGCTCTATCAGCTCTTGGTTCATTGCCTCGGCACCCTTTTGGCCAATCGATTGGCCTTCTTGTTTGAAGGCATCTTCACTCTTTTCATCGGTCTCTTGCTCAGCGGCTTTACCGTCGTTACATTTATCGGAGTCAACCTGGTGTTCTTTGCCTTCCTTAGCGGATTCTTGTTTGCCTGAGGAATCTTGGCTTTCACCACCTTCAGGCGAAGCATCATCAGGAGAAGGAACGACATCGCCTTGGCCTTCTTCTTCATTGTCATCATCTTCTTCAGCAGCATCTGGCTTGTTGGCTTGAACTTGCTCCTTGATCATCTCGAAGATGTCAGCACAAACTGCAATCACATCATCGATCGACTTGGTCTCGAGGCAACGCTGATAGATGGCCTCCTCAGCATCATTCAATGCAACCTCAATGAGGCTGCCGATTTTGCCACGAAGGTTAAGGCGATTGATGAACGTCATGGCCGAGATGTCTTGGCCTTTGATCTTGAAAAAGTCGTTCTCGATAAAGTAGGAATATCCACCTTTGAAGGAGGAGATGAGACCAGGATATTGATCTTGCACCATCTTCTCGATGCGAATGTCCTCGACGATGTTCAACACATCGAACGGGCAGTTTGGAAGCACTTGCTTGAAACGCTCGATGCCGTCGTGTGGTGTATAAAGAGCATGTCCAACTTCGTGGCCAACTAATAGGTCAGAGAGCTGTTTGTTGCTAACGTTCCAGGTCGGAAGGCCAAGGATTCGTTGCTTTACATCAAAGAACGCCGTATGATAATTGCCAATCTCGACGGTGATGTTCTCCTTGGCCAGGAGTTTGGCCAACATTCCTTGAGAGGCGGAGTTGACTAATGGAGTGGTTTCAAGCATGATAGGATCCTACCCTGTTCTGGGCAAAATGTACATGCCTTTTTTAATTATTTTTTCGCTATTAATAACCAATCGCTTATGCAGACTCCATCATCCTCGAGAAGTTCTTGATCTTCTCAAACTCGATCTTTCGCTCAAATTTGCTCTCGAGAATATCCTGTTTGTGGCTGATCACGAAGACATTTGTCTCGGCATCGAGCGTATTGAGGATTTTCATCAGGTTATCGATGCCATCCGCATCCAGAGATGCATCGAAGGTTTCATCGAGAATCATAAGGTTGGTGTTGGCCGAATTCTTCATCTTGGCCACTGCTCTCCAGGCAAACAGCAGACTCAGATCGATTTTTTGTTTTTCACCTTCTGAGAATGAACTGTAGCTAAAGTCATCCCTATGACGAGACTTGATCTGCTCATTGAAGCTCTCATCCAGATTGAACGAAACGAAGAAGTCAAAGATCTGAAGGTAATGATTGATGAGCTTGTTCATGACCGGCAAATATTGGCGAATGATCTTGGTCTTGATGCCAGTATCCTTGAGAAGTTCGGCGATCACTTCATTATAGGTTCGGTCCTCGATCTGAGAGCTTTTCAGGTCGCTCAGTGTGTCCTTCTCTTCTCGCAGATTCTCGAGCAGCGTCATGGCAAAGGAGGTATCACTCTCTGTAGAGGATTGGCGCAGATACTTGTTAAGATCGGTGATGCGACTCTCGAGTTGAGCGATCATAACATTATTGACAGTGATTTCCTTCTGAAGGTCGCCGAGCTCATCATAGGCATCTGATGCTTCATTGTAGCTCTGCTGAGTCTCAGCCATCTTTGCCTTGAGCATGTCATAGCCTTCTTGAAGTTCGACGGCTTTCTCTTTACAACCATCAAGCTTATGCTGCTTCATGTCGCTCTCGAGCTTTTGCTGACACGTAGGACATTCATCGTTACCTTCATAGAATTTTGCCTCGGTGACTACTTTAGCAATATTGTCCTTAATCTGCTTCTCATAAGAGAGCAGCGAAGTGCGAGTGGATTCTGCCTTACTCAAGGTAAGTTTCACACCAGCGGCTCGATCGCTCCAAATCTCCTTGTTCGAGGCATTCGTCTCCTGAAGTTTCTCGACGTTGGAGGTGAGAGTGTCGATCTCGTCGTTGTACTT